CGCTGCATAGGGTCTGACATAGTGAACTCTTGAGAAACTTCTATAAAATTTTCTGTAGAAAGCATGGGTCTNAGTCTACGTAGGATTTTTTCGATACGCCACGCCAACGGATCATTCTGTCGTTTCGCNTTNCCAAGNTTGTACCGGGGCTGCATCCTGGTCAACGTCTGCTCCAGAGCCGNCTTAGTCAACGTAGGCAAAACCGAATCACTTGGCTGCTGTAATACAGTGTCTGTGTATACACTGTCTGTCTGTAATACANTGTCTGTATGTATTACAGTGCTATTACTATGTATATTATTAGTAGTTTCAGTGTATACACTGTGATTAGCACTGTAATCACTTACACTGTAATCACTATCTCGGTCTGTAGACCTCGCGTTAGCGTACTTACGTATTGGCATTTGTCAACCCCCTATTTTCAGAGTAGGTCAACGTAGGATTTTGAGCACGTTTCTGGATNTACCAATCNCTGATCTTTTCCCAACATTCTGGCTTGTCTGCCGGNTCACAGATAAGATCCCCGGTGGCTAGAATAATCCAGCCACCTCGGTTTACATCATGCTCACGACCACAAGCTCGGCAAGCCATGCTACTCATTCTCAACAACAGTGAAACCACTGCCTCCACACTCCTCACAACAGCGCCTCTCTTCTTTGAGAAAGCCACCGTTGTAGTAATCCACATAAGGTACTTCTGCCAGGTAAAAACCATCACCATCACAATACTTGCAATCCTCAGTTTCAACCTCATACTTTGTGCCATTTGATAGCTGATAAACTACAGTCATTTGCAGTACACCTCCGCAACATGATTAAGAAATGAACGAAAATCAGTATGATCGTTTATATCAAACCAACCATCTTTTAGTTTCATATTTCTCTCACTATCAACAATTTTCTCAGGATCAAAACCTAGCGCTTCAATGATTGCAACGATGGCTCGGTCCTCTTTTTTCTGTTGCTTTGTTAACTTCATTTCGCCCTCCACTTTATACATGACTTACCCCATTTAGTCTTACCACGCTCACCACTGTCAACTACCTTGTCCTCGTTCTGTAGCTCAGATAAACGTGGCTGCACCGAGCCGTATGGTACGTTCAGTAGCTCCGCTATATCTTCCGTTGACAATGATACTGATGTTTTCTCAAGCAACTGATACACTCGATCACGTATCGTTAGCTTGCCTTTGAAGTTACTGTTCGCCGCTGCTTTGCTTGTGTCTGTTGATTGATAACCAACGCCTGTTTCTGTGTATGGCATTTATTCCTCCGTTGTTTTTTTCCAGCCAATCCATTCTAANAATGTTTCATANGTNTCAATCGGCAGCACAACCAATGTGCGCTCCCGGTCTTTACGNACAAATAGCATATCGCTACCGTCCTGATCCAAAGCATCATACAAATCCTGATATGCTCTGGCTCTTCGCTTGCACTCAGCAAGCAAAGCCTGTTGTGGGCCGATCTTTAAATCACCCGAATAATTCCCTTTGACAGCTCCTGACAACGGAATACGCTCCGCATCAACGCCCCATGATTTATGTAGGTTCACTATCTCACGCTCGAAATTTGCACCCTTGTCTCTGCTCGCCTTGCCACCCATAAATCACCTGTAAAAATCATTGGGCGTAACTTGCCCCATCGTCGCATCTTGTATTAAATTCATATACTTAGCAGATGGTATCTTGTAATCCTTGTGGTCGATAGGCAAACACCAACGCCGTACAACGGTAGCATGTGGAGCACCTACTTTTTCTGCAAGCTGCTTCAATGTCATGTTCGCGTTTTTACGATATTCTTCTAATTTCATCTATAAAACCCCTTGACTATATTTGACATATCGTGCATCTTTAACACGAAATGTCAAGAGGTATAACAAATGGGCATACGAAAAACAGACTGGGCTGATAGGTTCAATTACAAGTGGCACAGCAATCCGAGCACACCTGATGCCTGGACATTCTTTGACAAATCAGTGCTGCGCCCAATGCGTGATAAAGCGTGGGCAATACTACGCGGTGACATAGAAGGCGATCAGGGCTGGGCAAGGAAAGTATTGTACGATAGTGCCTACTACAAAGACCCACAAGGACACACCCAATACAGCGACAACACAAACATGGTAAGTGGTAGAGCTGTACAAGTCTATACAGATATGTTGCTTGTGGAAGATGCAGACGTAACGGAAGCCTACGGTGAAGCAATCAATATGCTACACGGATATGAGCCACCCTATTGGCATGACCACGATGTAGACAAGGCTGTGTTAGCTCACAGAGAAAAAATTTGCTATGATAGTGAGGGCAAGAAATCCAAAGAACCTACAATGGCTGAGTTTTCGTTGGTCTGTGAAAACGCGGCTAGTGGCATACGTGAGGCAATGTCAGGAGCTAACCGTATTGTCGGAGAGATAGATCTATTCGGCAACATACCGCATTGTGAACTACCGTACTTTGGCAAACCAGATTACGGAGAGGGGCGTGTTGAGCTAAAGACACAATGGGATCAGCAAGCACATACGGACAGCCCACGAGCAAACTCATTGCCCAAGAAAATAAAAGCACCGCATATGACACAGCTTGCTGGGTATTGGCATTTGTCAAAGATAGTGCCTAAGATTGTGTATGCTAATAGGTTAGGCTACGTAGTCTTAGAGCCTACAGAGCAAGAGCTTGAACATGCGTTGCACGACATATCGGTTGCTTGCAGACGCAGAGAAAAATTAATGAAAGTTGCAGATGATGTAGTTGATCTGCTTAATTTAACTGATCCGCATTTTGCAGACAGTTTTGTGTGGCGTGATTTAGCGCCTGAGTTTTTTATGATGGCGAAAGGATTGTTTGGTAAAAGATGACAGATTTAATTAAAGCAATGGCTGAGGTTAACGACCTCAACCGTACTCATGGCGTTACGCAACGTGGCGGTAAAAAGTACACAGAAGTATTTGTACGTGTCGAAGCTTTTCGGAAAGCTTTTGGTACTGATATGGGCATTGAAACAAATATCGTTGATGACAATGGACAACGTGTTATAGTGCAAGCCTTCATTAAGAACAAAGACGGAATGATAATCGGCAGTGGGTACGCTGAAGAAATAAGAGGATCTTCAAACGTAAACAAAACAAGCGCCATAGAGAACTGTGAAACCTCAGCGATAGGTAGAGCCTTAGCATCCATTGGGCTACACGGTGGTAGCTATGCTTCAGCCAATGAGCTTGTTGCAGCCAAGAGAAAAGAACANGCGATAGATGAAACGCAAGTACAGACAAACNNTATGCCACAGAACCAAGGTGAATGGGTGGCATGGTGCAAAGACCTCACCGAACAATATCAGGCGGCAAAGTCCAAACGAGAACTTGCTGACGTTGATAGAAANACTGATGATGCTTGGTTAGACGAGCTTAAAAATCAGTATCCACAATTATTTCAAAGGCTAGTGCAAAGATTAACAGAAAAGGAGAATAGCTTTGAGCAATAGACCAACACTAGGAGTAAAGTCACTGACGATAGATGGCTTTATGAACAACGGACAGGCTGTAGAAATGAGAGCTTCAGCATGGATTAACGTACCAAAGGACAAGCGCTTTGACCAGGCTACGCTTGCTGTGGCTGAGAAGGTAAAGAAAGCAATGATAGATCATGGCATATCTGTGAGCGTACAACTGCAACATCGAAACGGAGATGATCCAAAAATGTGGCCCAAAGTTGCAAGCTTCCCTTTGTTTCCTAACAAACCAATGGAAGAGCAACCAATGCAGCAACAACAACAAACAACTCAGCCTCCTTTGGGAGAGGATGAAATTCCATTTTAGCCATGAAACCATACCCAGCTTTAAAAACTCGTTATTACTACGAGACAAAAGAACTTCTTGAGCAGTACAAAGAATTTACTATAAAAACTGCTGCTGAAAAGTTAGGCATAGATCCGTCAAACCTACGCACACTTGCGTATAGGATGGGTGTGGAGTTTCATCGGGCAAACGGTACAGGCAAGACAACAATAGACACTGTAGAACGTAAGCGTAATATAACGCTGCCTATGGAGCCTTGGAAGTAAGTCGTGGGGCAGACGGAGGTTCTGCCCCAGACACAACAATAAATTAATAATAAAAGTCTTACAAGAGAAATGCTACATTATCACGGTACACCAATAACGCCACGATCAAAACTATTAGCTATGGCTGGTAAACATTTCTGTGTTTCGTTTGCAGACAAACGAGATGGGGATTGGTGTTTGTTAAACGCTCAATCCGTTATGTGGGATAATGGTGCTTTTTCCGCTTTTACTAAAGGCAAAGCAACAGATTGGGTTGATTATTATACATGGCTTGAGTCACGATTATCCCATCCGCATTGGGCAGTTGTGCCTGATGTGATTGATGGTGAGCCAGAAGATAATCTGCATTTAATAAAGCAATGGCCTCACAGAAAAGATTGCAGTGCAATCGTGTGGCACATGGCTGAACCTATAGAGCACTTATTAAAACTTATTGATCTAGGATTTGGAAAAATCTGCTTTGGATCAAGTGGCAAGTATTGGCAAGTTGG